TTACTTTGATGCCCACAGATCCCTGAGAGCCTGCTGCAAATAAGAGAAATCCACAGATGGCACATCCGGATTCAGTCTGCCCTCTTTCCTGCACACATCATATAATCTTATTCCAAGAGATGCCACATCCCGTCTGTCCTCCGCAGGCAGACTTGCATACAGCATGTCAAATTCAACCAGAGCTTTAAGGTCACCTGACCAACCCGATGCAAGCCAGGCTATATCAGCCGTCTTGTCATCTCCAAGTGCTTTAACGCTCTCAACCAGTTGACTATATTTGCTGTTGACAGTTCCATTCTTCATACCCTGCCAGTGAAAAAGTGCAGTCTCAGACACACCGAGAACACTAGCTATAGCCGGAATGTGCCGCGCTGTCGGAAGCCTCTCCTCATTCTCCCACTTGTAATATATCCCTTCTGTTATCTTATGATTCTCCGGCAGGAGCTCATTTATCTCCGCAACCATATACTTTACCGTATACTTCGAAGATCTGCTGTTTTTGCGGATATCCCGCATATTGAAGCCTATCGTATCTACCATTTCTGTAGAATCCGACGCCCCCTTTTTTGTTCTCCTTCTATTCATCTCTCTCCTCCATTGTATACATTTATACATATTGTTTATTTTATAATTAATATATTGATATGTCAAAATATCTCAAAATGGCTTAAATACGTTACTTTTTGAAGGTACTTCGTGTAATAACATATCATGGCAAATCAATTTTTTGCCCCTAAATTGCCCCTAAATTGCCCCTAAAAAAAGCCCACCATATTGCTATGATGGGCTCTCTGTTCTACTTCAAAATCTCATTGACTTTGTTCTGGATTATAGTTGGATTATACCCCGCTGCCTTAAGCCTATTGATACGCTCCTGTCCGTTGCCCCACTTGCCTATGATGACTTCATGAGCAACTGCATTGATGATCTTGTCCTCTGACATCTGTGAAGCCTTGACGAGCTTGTTGACTGCTGCCTGTACCTTATTGTAATCATATCCAGCCTTTGTGAGTCTATTCTTACGATCAGTACCGTTGCCCCACTTGCCCGCCAGCACCTCTTTAGCCAGCGTGTTGACGCTCTTCTTTGCTGTCGTAGATGTAGGCTTGATCTTAGCCTTACCTGCCAGCTTATTCCAGCTCGCAGCGCTGATATATGCCTTGTTGAGGTCAAGGCTGCCAGCGTATCCTGCAAGCTTGCCAACAGATGTATACTGCCTGATAAAGCAATTATATTTTCCTTCGTTCCATGGGTGCTCCTGGTATCCGGTCTCAACATAATCTGGGTACTGAGCTATCCACAAGCCATATCCGGACTTTTTAACTGCATCCATAGCGCTCTTCTGGATGTATATCAGTGGCTTAATGCCTGTCTTTTTCTGCACATAACTGCACCACTGCAAGCACCACTCCAGATCCTTGACACCAAATAGATGGTTGTTTCTTGCTTCCCAATCAAGTACGAGGATTGCTTTGCCGATGTACTTCTTGCAGTATGCCAGGAAGTAGTCAGCCTCTTTCTGTGGATCTCCGCCATTTGCATAGTGGTATACTCCCAGAAGTTTTTTTCTACTCAAAACTTTATCGCAATGCGCTGCAAAGTATCTGTTCTTGTAGTCTGTTCCTTCTGTCGCTTTCACGATACAGAAGTCGTATGGCACTTTGGCAAGGTCTATATTTTTATCCCCCTGCCATGCACTGATGTCTATTCCATTCATTTCCCGTCACGCTCCTTCTCTATGTCTCCACCTCTGTAAAATCGTTTAAATATTTCGATCAGGTAGTCCCATCCTCTGGTGCATATGAATGCGATAATAAAAGCACCAAAGAACACAGCTACAGGGTAATACCATAGTAGCCGAATATCGAAATATGATAATGCTACAAACAAGCATATCTCACATATGATGAGACTTGTTATAAGCACCTGAAAAGAGGTTGGAATCTTCTTCAGTATTCCAACCTCTTTTGTAAATTCCGTTATTACCGATATCAAAGTGCAAAGAACTGCAACAACTAATAATAATATTGCTAACTTATCCATGATTATATCTCCTTCCTATTCCTGATCATGTGCCGCTTTGTTCAGATGTTTTTCCATCTTGTCAATAGCCTCTGTGACTGGTCCATTACATCCAAGCTCCTTTAGACCTTTAAGACACGCAAGTGTACCATATGTAAGTATGCACTGCTCCTCTTTCATCTTCTTGATCTCTATGTCCTGTTCATTCTGCCTGGAATACCATTTATATATTGATATGAGTATCCCTCCTATCAGTGCAAGAGCTCCAAGTACCTTCCCAACCTGAATTATTGTTTCAAAATTTATATACATGCTCAACCCCCTATATAAGATTCTTAGGTCTTGCAACTCCTACTACAACTAAGCTTATATTTGAATCTGCTTTGTTTGTATTTTTTGCTTTTACAGTTATCGAATATGTAGTCTGATTTATTGAAGAAGCTTCATATCCCATGTATGTGACACCACTAGGGATATTTTTAGGAATAACTAATATTCTACCCGTATTCATTGGAAGCTCTACATCAACGGCATATTGAAGTGTCGTTCCTGCGTCAGTTCCTGGTATAGTCGCTGTTGCGCCTACTATATCAGATATAACAAGGCTTTTTGTTGCAATTTTTTCCGCATAGCTTTGCGCATTAGCAGCATCTGTTTTTGCACTGTCTGCCGTGTTCTGTGCATTATCCGCTTTCGACAATGCAGTGTCTGCTGTTTTCTGCGCTTCCTCAGCCCTACCTATAGCTTCCTCAGCCATTGATGCTGCGTCATTTGCAGTAGACTGTGTCTTTTCGGTAGCCTCTGCCGCTGTTTTTTCGGTTTTCGATATCGCCTGGTAGATATTCTTTGTCGTTAAATCTGACTCCTCTTTTGTATATTTATTACTAAGTGGGGGGAAAGTTGATGCAATCGCAACTGGCCCACTCACATTTATTCCATCGTGTATAATTTTGTAAAGCGGCATGTCGGCGACACTTACATTATTGGCTATTATGCCAGTTTCATACACAGGTGATTGTGGCTCCTGTGAGGATTCTACAGGCTGCCCTGTCAAGATCAGCAATGACATATCCTCAAGTCCTTCCTCTGACAGCGTGTATCTTGCAACAAGAATATCAACTCGCTTTTTACCTGTTTCTCCACTAGGGAAAGTAAGATCTTCATATGTACCTGTAACCCTAGCATGGCACCCCTGAAACATAATGTCACACGGATATACTCTAAGTGTCGTTGAATTAACCAGCACTGGTGGCTGGGAGACCGACAAAAATCCATCGCCATCCCATTCTGCTCTGTGCAAGGCTCTATCATCTGCACTCGTTACATGTGGTTTCCCTGTTTTTCCTGTTATTATCTTCATATTTCCACCCTTTCCGCTACGACACCGAATATTCAATGTCTATGCTGTTATCATCTATCTTAGCTATGATATTTGTTATCTGTTTCTTGACGGTGATTCCTGTAATATCCTCTGTACCACCAGTAATATCCCCAATCTGCATTGACATATCTGGTAGTGTCATATCTAAGCTGTCCACATTAAGCTCCTGTATTCTTGCTATACCGCCTGTTCTAAGCTCATCAATATTTGCTGCCGAACTATAGTCATATATTGCTGTGCGTTCTTCCAAGCCTTTATATGTCTGCGTATCAGTGATATTTCCCACCTTATCAACGTACAAGTGCAGCACCTGACGGTCTTTGAGCTCGCCTTGACCAAGGCAGATAAGATGATTATATCCATTCTTGACCTGTGTGATATTGTAGTTGATATCCGATCTCATACAATCCTTATCCTCTGTATAATCGTAAGGCACCGCACTACTCATAGTCACATATCCATCTTTAATCACAAGCCTGAGAACCCTGTTCTGGGTGCTCAACAGCGCACATATGCCATCATAGAGACTCACATATCTGTTGAACTGAAATGATTGTACATTCCATGATTCGCCTGTCATTCTGTATATGCTGCTAAGTCCAGCCACTTCAATGAGCTTATTGATCACTGTAACTGCATCACCTGTTACGATTCTGTAGTCTTCGCCATTCGGTGGCTCAATAATCTTGTCGCAAAGTATGCCTCTGAGATTCCGGCCCGTATACCTAATCTCCCTGTCTGCAGTAACAACTCCAACATTATCAACTATGCCACCGTATTCTGTGTTGTTGATATACCACCATGAGCCACCTCGCAGAATGTTATTATCCCTAGCTACAGTTATCTCAAAATCCTTATCCTTTGCAACATCCACATCTGCGCTGAAGTTCCTGAGATATCCCTGTTCTACCCTGTCTGCATCAGTGTATATCAACCTTATGTCCATTTTGGTTCACCTCTCTCATGTATTACACTTAAATCAAAATCAAAGCTTCCATTCCACATCACACGATGATTCCCGGGGGATATCTTTTCAAACACATCGCTTTGCTTGTCCCTGTATCTGAACATGTTTTCCCGGGTTCCATCTGCTTTCACAAGAGTTATCGTAAGCTCTGCAGAATTAATAACGATCTTATCTCCATCGCCAACAACACACCTAACGCTGTAGTAATGATTGTCAACATATATGACTGGATTAACAGCACCACTATGTATGCTGAGTACAAAATCACAGTTTCTGAAGTCGTCCACCTCAAGCTTACTGATATTGTCAGAAATTGAGTTGTAATCATATTCATAACAATACTCATAGCCTTTACCTTCAATAAACTTATCTGGTACATGCTTATAGTTGTGCAACTCTTCCTTCATCCATCTGCCACCATCTGTTACTACTTTAAGTGACAGATTCATCGATGTAGCCACGTCAAGATAATTGCTCTTCGCCGAACTAAACACATAGCATTCAAGATAGTAATCTCCTATATAGAGCTTCCCTTTCTGTTCTGCTATGATGTCTTTTTCACAGACTTCATACAGTCTATTCTTAAGATCGATACACTTCTTCTTACTTTCTGCCGATATAACAACAGGGATGGTCTTTGAGACCACCCCTGTTCTGAAATTTTCGGCACGGTTCCTGCTGCTATCGTATGCATATTCGTAGTTTCTGAGATCGTTTGAGTTGGCAAAGATACCCTTCTTCCCAAACTCTATAGTCTCACCTAAGTGATTCACATATCTAAGCTGTTCAAGCATTCGCCTTCACCATCCTTCCAAACTCCCTGCCGTCTATCTTTAGTCTTACCCCATCAGTCAAAGCTTTCACTATCAGGTCATACAGATTATCATCTATATGTTTAATGATCTCTAATATCTTATACAGTACATTCAAACACTCTGAGTTACCTCCCACAGGTGTTCCACCTGTTATATCTGCCATATCCTCCGCTACTTTCCGAATCCATCCAGTGTTCTTCTCAAGTGGCACTACAGCCTCAGCTCCATTACCCTCAAGGATACCAACCTGACCACGCTTAAGCACACCACCTTCAGCAAGCTGAGGAGCGTCAAGCTCATCAATCCTTGATATAGATACCTTAGGAATCTTGTTAAGAACTGATATAGCCGAATTGATTGCCCGGATAAAGCCATTGATAATCCCTGTAGCCTTGCTCAGTATCGCATTGACCGCTGATGTCACAGCACCAGATAATCCGTCTGCTATTGCTGTTCCAACCTTACCGAATATATTCTTGATCTTCTGCCATGTTTCTGAGAAGAAGTTCACTATCGGAGAAAATTTATTCTTAACCCCATTATATGCCTTGCTGAATATATCACTGAACCATGTGCCTACATATGCAAATGCACCTTTTATATTGGATCCTATATTACTAAAAAACTCTGGTGCCGCGTTCCATGCTTTCTTGATTCCCCGCCAAGCTGCAGCAAATGATTCTTTACAGTTATTGATCACTGTAACTATCAACTTGATGGCAGCTTTAAGCGTTCCTGAAAGCATCTTACAATACCATTCAAGGATTGGTTTCAGCACATTTAGATAATCTTCCATCAGCATCGAAAGTATTTCCGCCAGTGGTGGTAATATCATATTGATAAGATCTGTCAGTGGCGTGACTACCTGCATTACCAAGTCGATAATCGGTGTCAACATAGCCAAAAACGGCTGTAACAATTCAAGTATAGGCTGCAAAATAGCCATCAAAACAGGCAGTAAAGATTGAATAATCTGAGTCACCGGCGGCAAAAGCATATTGATCAGATTCGTAAGTGGCGGTAAAACCGCCTGAATAATCTGCATCATCGGTGGTAAAAGCAGATTAAGCAGTGTTGACAGTGTTGTCAGCACAGGTCCCACCAACTGCAGAATCGATGGTAAAATCGATGTCAGAGTGCTAAAAACAGAATTTAGAGCGGTTGATATCGACTGTCCCAATTCCCCACCTATGCCGGGCAGTAATGTCTCAAGTATTCCGGGCAGATTATTGACCACCTCAGACAACAACGATGTCGCTCCCTGTATCAACGATGGCAGTAACTGCTCAATAAGAGGCGGTATGTATGGTGCCAGTTTCTGAGTCAGCTGAGACAGCCCTGTAACCACCCTCGGCAGTGTATCGGCTATCCTTGGAACAAGATTATCTGCTACAGCCATAGCCGAATCAACAAGGTTATTCATCAGCACTCCCATATCCTGAGATGGGTCTGCCATACCTATGAGCAGATTAGCCCATGCGGACTTCACCATGCCGACGGATCCCTGTATTGTCGTGGCTGCTTCTTTTGCGGTAGTGCCTGTTATATCCATGTTAGTCTGCACAACATGAATAGCCTCAATCATCTTATCGAATGATACACTGTTGACGTTATCTGCTGTCACGGTCATGGTATCACCAAGTACACCAGAATCATTGATAAGCCTTGCCATCTCAGATGCAGTACCACCATAACCAAGCTTGAGGTTATCAAGCATGGTGTAGTTTTGCTTTGCAAAGCCCTGATATGCGTTCTGAATCATCTCCATACTGGTGCCCATCTTATTGGCATTATCTGACATGTCTGTTATGGCCAGATTCGCATACTCGGCAGCCTGCGCTGTATCACCTTCAAGGCCTTGTAGTAATGACGCTGAAAAGCTCGTTACAGTATCCATATACTCGTTCGCTGACAATCCCGCCGTCTTATATGCATTATTCGCATACTCAACAACCTTATCTGAGCTGTCCTTGAACAGTGTCTCAACACCACCGACAAGCTGCTCGTAGTCCGCATACTGCTCTACAGCACTCTTTGTCATCGCAGTTAAACCAGTCGCCACAATGGTAGCTGCGACTACTCCAATCTTAGCCGCCGCTACTGATACTTTAGCTAGTGCTTTTACTGATGTAAGAGCACCTTTACCTATGGCTGAAAACATTGATTTCATTTTAGCCTTGATATCCACTGTCTTCTTTCCAGTCTTATCAAGGTGCTTGTCTACCTTCTTGTGCGTCTCGCCAGCTACATATCCAATGTCTGCATAGGCTTTCTTCATAGCTTCAGATGCACTCATCCCCTGTTTTCTATACTCTGCTGCAGCTTTTCCCACATCACTTTTTAACTGGTTGACTGTCTTTCCTGATTCGGCTGCTATTTGTGACAAGCTTTTACCTGTATTAGCATTGCTTTCCGATATCTCCGAGTTGTTTTTTATAGCACTTCTGCCTATAGACTGGAATATCCTACTCAGCTTACTTTGCGTCTTCTCAGCAGTTTCACTTGTCTCATTTAAGCTTTTCTTAGCCTCATCATTTTTTATGGCAATCTTTCCCAGTATCTTAAATACTTCCAAAAGGGTCTACCCCCTTTCCTCGATAATAAAAAAATAGAGACACACGTTCTGTGTGCCCCTATGGTTTGAAATTTTCTATAATTGATATAGAATCCTTTATGGTTGCTTCAAGCTCGCCTCTACTCTCAAATGCCCCTGATCTGACTGGCTGTGAACCGCCACCTGATGTGCCGTACAGCCTTGCCTTGAAGTCATTAAATGATATGTTCTCCCAGCACTTATGGATATACATATCCCAGAGCTTGTCATCATCGTCAAGACGCACAAACGTGCATACAAACTCATCAAAGCTCTGATTGTCTATCATCGTATCAAGCAGAGTGTACGGATCCGCATATCTGTGAAATATCAGATCCATGAACTTGAGATAGCCTACTGTCTCTTCTCGAACAATCTTGAAACAACCTTGATAAAATCCGCAAAGCCCGGAAGTGTGACCGCATCATATAACATCTGTGTGAACACAGAGAGGTCAAGATCTGCTACCTCATCCACTGTCATACCTGACAGGTGTGACAGGCAGACAAATACCTCACGCTGACAGTCTGACAGCTTTGTCAGGATCACATCTACAAGCTCGAATGCAAGACCAATACCCACATTCTCAAGGAACTTCGATGTGTCCTCATCATCCTCATCACCAGCAAGTTTCTCACGTTCCTTCGCAATGAGCTCTTTGAACCCATTGCCGCTGAATGAATCTTTGAAGTCCTTTACCCCCAGCTTGCTGAACAGTTTCAGGAATGCAGCTATATCTGTAGCCTTTGGATTTCTAAGTGTATATGGCTTGATCTCCTGCACATCTTCTGTTGCCTCGGCATCTTCTACTACTTCGGTATTCTCTACTACATCTTTATTCTTTTTTATCTCGGTTGTTCCCATGATTATCTCTCCTTTTCTATGTCAATTAGTCTGTTACTTCTGTACTGGAATCTATAGACTGCTGAACCTGCTCCGTTGTCGTGCCGGTAGGCAAATAGATGTGGTATGGCAATGTATCAGCTGCCGGTGACAGATCCGCATAGCACTCAACAGTCAGCGCAAATGTGCCATTCTCTTTGTTCTTGCCCTCTATCTCAAGGCCTGATGTACAGAGCGCATTGTCAAAGATCACGATAACAGGACGACCATCTAAGAATCTTCCAATATATCCGAAGTTCTCAATGTAATCATCCTTTTCAATTCTTGCCTTGGATTCGATCACATCGTATCCTTCCGCTGTTGATGTGCCATTCTGTCCAATAATAGCCATCTTGATCGTCTCAGGCGACAGCTCCACCATGTTAGTATCCATCTGTGCTGTCTCGCCTATCTTAACTGCCAACTCCTTAACCTTAACTGGTGCACCATCGACCTCTATATCCTTGAGCTCAGGCTTGATTGACAGCTTTGTACCGCCGGATGTTGCACCGATCAAAGACTCAGCAAAGTTCCATGTCTTTTTTGATGCGTCATACCTGAGCCCTTTGTGAATAGTTCCAGCACCAAATACAATGTTCTTCGGTGTCTTGCTTGTGATACCTGATGACTTGAACTCTTCAAAAGTTAATGTATCTGCCATGATATAATCACCTTCCATTCTTATATTCTTTAATAGTCAAATTGATCTGTATACGTTTGAGTTCTGCATCCCCTGTTGGCACTGGTGACGCATTCCCATAAAAAACGGCAACCCCCGCACCACTTGCAAGAATTGCCGTCCGTTCAATATTCTGTTCTATCTTCTGCTTGTACTTCTCCAGGCTGAGCCAAGAGCCTCTTGTGAAGCCGTCTAGGATGAATGTTATTTCCTGACATCCATCTTCCTCAGGAGTATCCCCCTCGGAGTATTCACCAACAAAATATGCCTCCGGCGGGTCATCCTGCCACTCCATGAATGCGTATGGAATCTCAAGCTCATCTTTGAGTACACTGTTGATATATGATAATGTCTCTGTCGTCATGCCATCACCGCCTTACTCACTGAATGTCTGATTGAGAATAGAGCCAAGTCGCTTGATAATCTTGCTCTTGGTCTTGTCGAAGGCTTTCTGTAAAGGTCTGAGTGGCTTTTTACCATGAGTTGTGTGCCAGTTGCCACGCTCATCCTTATAGGCCCATGGGGTTTTGCGTCCATTATCTTTCAGTGCGTATTCACCTGTGCCGTATTCTTCCCAGATAGCATTCTCAAGAGGATTACCAATTACAGCCTCACCCTTATCTTCATCGACATAGTGAGTCCATTCGCCTTTGGTGTGACCTGTATCAACTCTTGTCTGTGCTATCTTGGTCTGAGCCTCAACCTCTACAGCAGCTTCGTACAAGAAGGCTACAATCGAATCATTCAGAGCCGCCTCAACCTTTATTCTGTTGTCTGTGAACTCCACATATCCCATTACTGCCCTCCTGTGAACTTCAGATATATCTCAAGCTGCTCATGCATCCCCATCGGATCATCTATCAGCATGATGTCATATACCTGACCATTAACCACCATACGGCTGTTCTCAGCCTTGATCATGTCACTGAGACGTTTATAATCAGCTATGAACATGTGCGTTGATTCCTGCACCTTGGCATTGTATGTTGTGTACTTGCTGTCACCGCCTGAGAGATCAAGCCAACCGGTCAAGGTATCTTCTGACACCCATGCAACTTCCTGTTCACCTATCTCATTTCTGGTTATGCTCTTGATCTGTATGTCCGCAACTGCATTTCCGCCTATTCCTCTCATGTTCAAAACCTCGCTTTCATGTACGGCTTTAAAAAGCCAAGAAGCGACTTTGGATATCCCATGAGGGAATTGTCGCCATCCATGTTGAAATAGGTCACAGAGTGCCTGCTGATGGTCTCAGACTGCACACCAACCTTATCCCTGTTGTTCAAATCCCATGAAAGCATGTTGGCAACTCCCAGCTTGATATCCATCGGATATACTATCTTTGTCACCATGACGACCGGTTCGCTTACAAGCTCCTCATTCACCTCTATATGTCCATTGTCCATATCCACAGCTTTGATGGTGTACAAGCCATCGTTGTAGCGTGACTCTGACACCTGTATAGTGTCGCCAACCTTGAACAGCTCAGATGCATACTGAAAGCCTGTCACAGCGTCCACAGGAGCCACAAACCGCCTGTTCCTGTCCTGATAATTATTATTTGTATATTTTCTGATCAGGAGTTCCAGTGCCTGAAGCTTAGCCTCAAGCACTGAATCTTTCTCCTCGGTGTCTACATACTTCTTAAGTTCATCGACAGTCATGATCATATGACCACCGCCTTACTTCTTAAACTTAGCAAGTACAACCTTTGAAGCGTTGGTGAGTGCAGCACCATAATACTTAGATGCTGTGATATCATGTCTCTGCTTCTTCGGTAACCATTCGTGATCAACCTGAACATCTTTCTTGAGGAAAATTGTAAGAGCTGGAGCTTCCTCTTCTGTAAACTCGGTCTCATCTGAATCAGGCTGGAGCTTGATAATAGGGCAGAGATAATACTGTGAACCAGCTGCAAGGCTCTTAACCTTATCACCGATTACAAGCTCATCTTTGCATGTTGGCTGAACTGTACTAAGATGCTTGTTTGTGTCTGACTCAGCAGTTGAATCAGCCACTATAGTAATAGTTCCCTTCTCTGTGTCTTTCTCATAAGTCATGAGCTTGATCTTCTTTGACTTCTTTACCCAGCATGATCCAATCTTACCTATAGAGCCTGTCACAATAACGCTCTTATCAAACTTGTCCGCTGACTTAAAGTTGTCATCCTTGAGAAGCGTTCCCTCCTGTTTAGGGTTTATGAACATAACCTTCTCTATTCCATCCTCTTCATCCTCGAACTTTGTGTTAGCATCAACAATGCCATCATATCCGATTACTGCAAGAGTATCTGGTGTATATACATTCTCTGATGTGTATGCAGCATCAAGCAGATCATTATCCAACTTGCCTACAATAGACTTTGAAAGCTGAGTCTCAGCCTGTCCAACAGGGTTCCCTAAACCACTATTGATTGCTGTCTGATATATTGATACGCTCTTAGCTGCACACTTAATAGTGAATGTCTTCTTTGTTGCTGTGAGCTTAGATGCCTCAATTTCATCTCCTGATTCCGGATCAAAATCCTCAGCATCGCCGATATAATTCCATGATGGAACTGTCTTTGTATCTCCTGGTACACCCTCAAGGGATGTATCAACATGGGCATACTTTAAAAGCTTGGCCTGTGCCTCTACCTTTGCATCAATCATATCCCCCATTACTTCTGGGTTAATGAGGTCACTTACCTTTGTAATTGCCATATTCTTTCACCTTTTCCTTTCTACCTTACTTTGTTCCATGCATAGCAGCTTCATATAGCTCAGGTGTTTCCTGGGCAATCTTAGCACGCTCTGCATATGATTTCTTCAATATGTCTTCTCTCGTCAGTCCTGTATCTTTATTTGTAGGATCTGGCAGTCTATTCTCAATGATGTGCCTCTCGCCATCATCTGAGCCGGATGAAGCTGTGAATTGAGCTGGGAACTGTGTCTTTAAGTCTGTGAGCATGTTATCCCATCCCTTTATGTGGCCTTCATCATCAAGCTTAAGCTCCTCATTCTTCTCCTTGAGGGCTGTCTTGATCTTATAGGTCATATAATCAGTATCAACCGCATGAGCCTCAAGCAGAGCCACCTTGATAGCTGAGTTGACCTTAGTCTCCTCAAGCTCTTTCTGAAGCCTTGCATTCTCTGTCTCATAAGTTGATATCTTCTGCTGCATGCCCTCGTCACCCTTGGAAGCTTTCTTAAGCTCCTCAATGAGCTTATTTGCATTGCCAATCTCCGTGTCTTTGCCGGTGATCAGTCCGTTGAGCTTCTCAAGTTCTGAATCATACTTCTCCTTGCTGACGTACTTGCCCTCGGACAGATCTGTGTATCTTACATGCTTGAGCTTATCTGTCTCTGTGCTGTTCTTCTCGTCAATCTTCGCCTGTACCTGCTTATACAGGTCATCTCCTAACAGTTCCTTTAATTCCATTGTTCCATCCTTTCTGGCTTTAATCGTAGCCACACATGGCAGTTATCACTCTTGCCGGAGTTATTCTTTGTCGGTCACAGTTTTACTGCCTTGAGCCGATTTTGGGCATAAAAAAAGACCATGGTAAAAACACGGTCTGAATTATCTGCTATTCCGTTTCTACTTCACTATTATCCAGTCTTCAGCAAGACAATCGTTTATACTCGGCACCCACATGGAGTGTGAACCATCAACACATCTGATCTGCAGATATGGGTTACACTTGAATAAGTCACCCTCGCTGATTCCCCAGGCTTCTGCGGTCTGCTTGTTACATGGTATGCCATCAGGATATCCCTTCTGGAATACAACAAACATTCCTTTGCCATTCCAACCCTTTCTTGCAACTCTGAAGCCCTTCTTGAGCATTTCAAGAGCAATTCCAAACGTCATGTTGTCACATGGTCTGTATGCTTCGTTAAACTGCTTCTCCGGCGACCAGCTCTCATATCCATCTGAATATCTTACGAGATAGCCTTCATCTGCTGGATTTTCTTCCGCTGGAATCTGCCATCCTCTGTAATTGTTATAGTCGCCTCTTGTCATCGGTCTTGCCTCAATCTGTTTTGTTCCAATGTACTTCTGCATTCTTTCATCCTCCTATTTTTTGCATAAAAAAAACACCATACATCTCTGTACAGTGCTCGTAATCCATCTAGCATTATTTTCTATTCTTCTCCTATGTGTCTTTTGCCGGGTTTATATAGTTCTTCTATAACTCCATTGGCTATATCTCCGCCTACGTATCCTGAACCATACAACTTGTCTAAATGAGATAAAAATTCTGCATCACGAGGCAAAGTACCAAACTTTTCTCTTTGTTTATTATATTCTTCATACGATGTAATATTTAAAAATTCTTCTTTTAAATTCATTTTAAAGACTCCTCTACTAACCCGATTTCATATGTACTAAGGATTGTTTTATCTTTTTGATACACTCTGAAAAGCTCTGAGGTGGATTCCAATAAAAATTCAGTTTTTATACTTCCATCCGGATTAACAGCATCAGATATGCGGCTAACATATAACCTGCCTTGATATTCGCTAATAAATTTATCGCCATGCAAAATATATATTGCAAATTTTTGCCCTGCATCATTTTCGTATATTTCCGTAGTAATATTTTTATCGCTTAATCCCTCAGTTAAATATTTCTTATACTTTTCCACAACTTTAGGATTCAGCATACGTTCTTCTATCAGATGTCCAAATTCATGGTCTATATCCTCTTTCTCAGCGCCTTTGGCAACGTTAATAATGCCTTTTTTCACATCACAACTACTGCCGTTCTGCCCCATATTAAAGGTTACATCAGCCATTGCTTTCTGAACTTTATCCGGTAACTGTGAATATGCGTCAACAACAGCTTTTTCATCTCTAATAATGCCAGCATCAGACTTTGATGCCTTGAACATTATATCTCTTATACTATCACCGTTTTGGGTATTTGCAACATCTTTTTCATGCTCAATCTCAAACGACACCTTAAAGTACTTCGTCTGGTACTCTTCAAAATCCTTTGTCTTATCCAACCCGAAGTATTCCGCTCGCTTTCTCAGAGTCTGAAGCTCTTCATCATCCAGCGCCCACCTTGCTCTCTGCAATAAGCAACAACGGCAGTTGCAGTCCTCTGCCGGATCTCCAAACATTCCAGGAGCCTTAATCTTACGACCACCAACCTCAAAGGGCTCATCGACTTCCCGGATCTGTCCATCAAGCATCTGATGATGTTCTCTCGTTGCTCCGTCAAGAGTGGCATCCCACTGTTTCAATACATCTGCCCCTTTGCTTTTTGCAATATACATAGCGTCCAGCGCTGACTGTACCTGTATACGATGCCCTTCAGTCCTCGCAATGCGGATAGAGTTGTTATAAGCCTTCTGAAATGGAGTATTTGCCATGTGTCTTGAGAGCTTACCAGCCACCTCATTCCACGTTGAGCCATTTGCAATGCCTCTTGATACCTCTGCTCTGACCGCTTTCTTGAGGTATGTCACATCCTCGCCCATCTTGTCATATAGCGACTTACTGAGCTTGCTGTCCGTCTGAATAGCTCTCACAACTGCCGCCTGATCTATCGGCATGATGATTGGAATACCTGTCTTTTGCAGGTCATACATGACGCCTGTGTATCCGTCTCTGTAGCACTTCGTCAGGTAGTCAGACACAGTTGCATATGAGTTAGACTGCAGGTTACTCAGAACACCCTCAAGCTGCGCTTTCAAAGCCTCCTGATACTGTTTCTGATAGATGATGCTCTGCAGATTCTCCATATCAGTTCGTTCTGAAAGCTCTCTTATCTTCTGCTCACAATCTCTCAATGCCCGCTGATATACCTGTTTGAGTTCTTTGATTGCCTGCTTTTCTCTATTCAGTTGAGCTTTAATTACTTGCTTTTGTGCTTTATTCATATGTTAACTCTGTTCTAAATTTGGCAGTTCAATAGCTATTCTCCAAATTGAACCTGTATTGCCTGGAATGAAATACTCTTGGTCATTTATAATAAAACTTTCACCAGAAACACCTAATGTAACATCTGGCCCAGCTAACACATAATATGCTGACGGAATAGCAAGATACCCTGCAGGAAATACATATTGAGCAAGACTTACAACATCATGTATGTTACTAGCTTGACTCCATGACTGAGCATAATGAGAAGTTTCATCTATATCAGAATAAATGATATATCTTGCGGAAGTGAATGATATATAGGCTATTCTATTTTCGTTTGTTTTTAAGTCTTTTGCAGGCAGTACGATATGCAATAGATCAGTAATGTTATCCCCCTCGCTGAAACTTCCAATTCCAAATACCACTCCTTCTTTGCATGATACAAAATGCAAAAATGCATTAGCCGCACCACTATTGGCTGATCTAGTCAAACTCATGTTATACGAATAACAATATGTAGATGCGGACGGAGTAGCCCCCTGAATCACAGTTGTCATAATCAGATTAGCTCCAGAAAGACTAAACTTAAAACCTGTTGTGTTGTGCTCATCATCTCCCATGTATAATATCCACGTAGTGTTAGACTCTACAATATTTAGTTTCATGCCAAGGGCTGCCGCAATCTCCTGCATTTTTGCGTCATTTACGTCCGCATTGTAAAACGTTGAATCCGCCTCTTTTTTTCCCAGTCTTATTCTTTGTACAGTATATCCCATCAACTAACCTCCGTTTCTGTTGGCAATAATCCATATATGCCGCATACATACCCATATGGTTTTGTATATAAAGATGTATTAATAATCATCCCATACGCTCCTGTACTAATTTTTTTCGCATTAGCAATCATATCATCAAAAGATTCATTGCTTGCGGTCGGCACTCCCTTCTCAGTGATGACCGCCGCAAGCCTTCCTTTGACATCACTGCCATGTTTTTTTACTTCATCAAGTTCCTTGTAAAGCTGTCCTGCAAGATCTGTCATATACCGCTCTTCAATCTCACTCTCAACTGCTTCACAGCCCTCAAGAACCTTCATTCTTGTGAGCTTGGTGTTGATCTCGTTGATGATGTTACCCTCACTATCAAGCTTCTTGAAGCATACAGTGAAGCCGACATTGCCCGGCACTGTACATGCAGTAGCACCAACAAGCCAATCAAAGGTTATAATGCTTGCATCATCAGAGAGTGTATAATTCTCTATAAAATACACATCTTTCTGCTCTTCTTCATTCACATAGTTGATTGATATCTGATATTCAGTGAGATCTATGCCCTTATACGTTGCCGGCACTTCAAATGTCAGCCGGTTTACATCTTTGTCATGATATACACCGATGACCTCGCCAGCCGGCATCTTCACCGCTCTTGTATCTAAATCTATCTTGTATCTTTTATTTTCCATCTGCTCCACCTCCGTTCTCGACATCTGTATTGATGTTATCAAGCACCTTCTGAGCCTCCTCCGTGTTCTCCTCCTCATTCTTAGGCAGCTTGTCCTTGATCTCCTCATAATCAATATCAAGCCAATCACAGATAGCTTTGATAATAGTCTCATCATTAAGTATGCTTGCAACATTAAGTATTGTATTGATCTCTGTCTGCCTTACCTGAGCCTCTGTAAGTTCTATTTGTGCATTTTCCTGTGCATTGCTCATAATCTCATGAGCGAACTCAAAATAAACATCCTCGGCCTTATATGCCTTGTTCTCAGCCTTATTTATCTCGTCAACAACTATCTCTACTATCTTCCTCAAGAACTTTCTAAGAGCTTTCTCTATCTTTTTTGCCTTAAGGTCAAGGAGAGAATAAGCCGCCTTGATAGCTATATTCGTAGTGGCTGATGTATCCTTGAGACCGGCGGTGTTCAACCCCATGCCGAACCTGTATATATTCTTTTCATCAAGCTCCAGTTTTGCCTGTCTTGCCTGGTATGGAACGTCAACAGTCTTGACATCTACGTCACCATCCTCACCTACACCTATGATCTTCTTTGTTTTGAGGTTTGTCTGAAGCTCATTCAGGTTGTCTCCCTCAAAGCCTTTGATAGCATATAGTGGGGAATCAAAGTCTATGAGGTTGTTTGACAGGCTTGAGGCCATCAGGTCATAGTCATCTATGAGTGGCTTTACAGGCTTAAGGCTTGAGAACTGCTTCTTGTTGTTATCCAGCCGGAAGAATGGAATATAGCCAAATCCATCAAAGTAGGTGGCCTTATCTCCATTATTCTTTGTATAAAGTACATGAGGCTTTGGGTTGATTAGTTCAGTGTCATCTAGCACCACCGTCCCATTATCAACCTGGACATAATAATATGTCTGCTTATCATCCCAGACCTGTATTCTCTCGATTGTCTTGTGTCCTTTGTCTATCCTGTCTGTATAGTGGTATATCGTGTATGCACAGCCATCATCCGTATCCTTGGCTCTGACCTCAATAACTCCGATACTGTCAGCATTGGCAAATGACATCATATCTTTGGCATTCTTGTATGCGTACATATACGCAAAGCCTTTGACCTGCATATCTGTGATAGCGTCAGAAAGCTCAGACATGAACTCATCATTGTTGTTGAAATACTTGTCCATGTGTTTCTGCAGTTCAGTGTCGTTGGACTTTACAATGCCATCCCCTGATAGGATGTACTGGGTGCACTGGTCAACCAGCTCTGTGAAGAATGGATGTGGTATCTTCACGTTGCTTCTGGTCTTGTCCTCTACCAGTTCGCCGTCCGCATTGTAATAGAACAATCTATACTTCTTTATGTCATGATCGCCGTCATAGTATCTTTCGCCTGTCCGGGCGAACTGCTTTTTTTCTGATGTGCGGTCACTGTCTATCAATTCTTTTATCTCGTCAGGGGTTAGCATTCTTCCATCTCCTTCATGTCAATTTAAAACAGCCATGAACGAGGCTTACGCCATCCCTCAATGCCGTACCTAAGAGCTGCCATTGCATCGTCCATCACCGGTACAGGCTCATCAAGATATTCGCCTGTCTTTTCATCCTTTTTCCATTTCCACTGTTGCAGCTCCTTGATCGTGTTTACACAATGAGGAGCAACATATATTCTTCGTCGTATAATGTGATTCTTATCGACCACACCTTTGAGCCAGTCTATCTGAGCCTTGACAGATCCAGCAGAACCACCCTTGTCAACACCCTTTGCACGATAGCCAGCGCCCTTCCATGTCTTGATTCGATCTGGCTCTGCGGAATCACACCACATTGTCTTATTCGTTGGTATAGCATGTTGAATCGCCAGCGGAATAATCTCCGCCGTCTCTTTCTCATGCACATATATCTCATCTAGGATGTATATATCATCATCCTTGATACCCAGAAGGAGGATGGCATTGGCATGGTTGAATCCAAAGTCTTGTCCTATTGCGATATCATCATAATCATTGAGGTTCTGAGATACCTCAGCAACTTCCCAGTTGTGCAGGATGAGACCGCCTATCTCGCCCCATTCTCCAAGTCCATATATACGGTATCCCTCAGGATCAACTTCCTTTCTACGCTCCATACGGCGGTGATATGCCGCATCGATGAAACGATTCCCCAGGTATGTACTGTGATGTGTCAGTACATCGGAATCGTATCTATCAAAAAAGACCTTCTTTATCCAGTGGTTTTTGTTAACTGGATTGAAGGTCATTCTTATCTGGTAAAACTGCCCTGGTGGTAGCTCTCCACGCAATCTATCATCTATTATCTCTAGGTCTGCCTGTGTAAACTCTGTTGCCTCTTCAAGCCATACATCCGTGAGCTTACCTCTTGGAAATGTGATTGACTTCAGCTTTTCACGCTGTCTATCATCATTCATACCACGGAAAATAATCTGGTTTCCATTACTTTTACATGTGAGACTCAGAGGACTTTTGTTGATTTTCCAATAATTATCGGCCTTATCTCCAAATATCTTGTAAAGAGATCCGGTCAGTTCGGCGAATGTACTGTCTCGGTTGGTAATATCAGATTTTCGCAGTGCAACAAGATTTCTGCCCTTGTCCTGCATCAGCCTCAGTATGTAATTCTGTGCCGTATCAACACTCTTCCCAGATCCGGCAGAGCCTTTCATCACGATATATCGTTTTTTGCTCCGATCTACTTCTTTGAATCCCGGGTTTGCTTTTACTTCAACATTCAATCAACACCACCACCGCTGGTATCATCATCATCGCCATAGTCGATGTTGATGTTGAGGTCCATATCCACATCAGCCTCCACCTTCTCGGTATATAAGCCATATGCTTTACCAAGGAGCTCCGCTGCCTTATTGGCATCTGACAGCCTTGCTGGTATCTCCACGATCTGTGGTGTCTCTTTCTTGACTGTCTGTTTTCTCATTGTGCCGTTATCATCTGGAACATACATCGAACGTTCTTCGCTGGTCGTTACAACAATGCACTCTTTCTTTTCTCGTCTCATGGTTGCTGTGAGATACTTTAAAACCTCATTCTGATCAGCAATCAGCGCTTTTTCTTTCTCAGCAAGTCGATTGTCTATATATTCTCTAATGTTGGGTTTTGCCAAGTTTTCACTTGCGATGTTCCTTGCATTTTTCTCCGAATACCCTGCCCTTATAGCTGCCTGTGTGGCATTAAGGTCAATCAGGTATTCATCACAGAATCTCTGCTGTTTAGCTGTAAGTTTAGCCATAATGTCACACCTTCTCTCTATTACTTCTGTTTCTTTCTCACTCTCTTTGGAATCACAATCTTGTATAGCGGTTTACATACACTCTTTACTTCCCCACCCAGCTTTATAGTCGGCTGAAGTTTATATATCTTAGTGCATTTAACCATCACCCTTAACATGGCTATTGGTAAAGCCAGCCTGCCAAGTATCGGATGTATGTATTCAAAACTATATTCAGGTCTCACGACCTCAAACCTTTTAATCTTACTCATATCTCACCTCAAACAAAAAGCCCAGTGGGGGAGAGAATCAACAACGACATTTTCACATTTAACTTAAGGAGTTTACATTTTTAACCACTGGGCATAAGAAAAGGGACACAACCGATTATGGCGAACGGTCATGTCCCTTATGAATCAATATTTCATGGTCTATCTTACAGCACAACCATGTGTTTGCACAATGCTTTTAGTGTGCTATAAATGTGTCAGATTTTAGATAATCGCCCCATGTCCGCTGGAACTCCTGCAGAGCCCAGCCATGAGCATGTCTTATCCAGTCGTATGAATATTCCATCTCCTCTGCAATATCCTTTAATGACTTATAGTTTATGTACTTCTGATACAATATCTCCGTATACTTCGTATTACGCAACTGACACATCTGGTGAACTGCTTTATTCCGGAAATCTTCAAATGTTTTTCTGCATTCATTCATCTCAGTTTCAAGGTCAACATATCTACCAACTGTACGACTCATAGTATCTGCCACGGCACTGGACTGTACCTTTTCCTTTGAATAGTCAAATCCCCCCGGATTCATTGCAAGTTCTTTCATCTTGAAATATTCATTGCTTAACCTGTCCATGTAATCCTCAAGCATTTTGACCTGATTTAGATACTCTTTTGCTTTCACCGTCTCACTCCTTCCGGGTAAACCTGTTCATCAGGTGATTGTACGGATCTACCTGTGTCTTAAACCCTATCTGTCTTTCTTCAAGCGGATCATTGAGCTGTGCCCCATCAAGGAAATCTCGTAGTTCTTCCAGACAGTCTGGGCATAGATCCTTTGTCTCTACTGGATCATCGAACACATCAACCATCCTTGCCCTTATCGGCGCTCCGTGTTCAAACGGAATGTCATAGAACCCGCCGCATCTATCGCATTTGCCTGCATATGCCATTATGTATCACTCTCCTTTATCAATTCCGGATTGTCAAAGATGTTGCCAACGACCTCTGCATTAACCATGTTTATCCAATAACCTAAATCTTTTCTGTATCTTTTAGTACACTTGCCTGACCAGTCTACATAAAATCCAACATGTTCAGTTTTGGTGCTATCAAAGCAACTCTGATAACTGCCGTATTTGATTTGTGCACAAGCATCACTAAATAAGTCTTTTACAATATCATTCTCCCAAATCAGCCTGCCATTTTTGTCTTTCAAACCTGTACATTGACAGATAGTATCTGGTCGCACTTCAAATGCAAATGGCGAACCTGCTTTATTGTTGATATACCATTTATTTTCCTTACAATGTAAAAATCCGCTTACCCACTCTCCATTACAAGTTTTTGCCTTGAATAAATACCTATCTTTCATCTACTCCACCTCTTTCGCATCGTTCAAACTCAATAACCCACACCCACGGATTCGCACTCCAACCGTAGTAATCAAGGTCGGATTTCTTGATGGTGGAGTTCCAAAGTTTATGAAATCCATCGATCATATTAGGGTCTCCACCACTATCTGGGTCCGAAAGCGTTGGATGCCATCCGTTGTTTTCGTAACATGCTTCATCCCAAGGGTCTGTGCCCTCCATGCATGCTTGTTCTTCTGTAATCTCCTGCAACCGCTCCACCCTCACATCCGTAACCTTAAGCCAGATACGTGCGGCTTTTTTCGGCATGTGAATGGATGGCTTCCAAAGTAAATCTTTTGACATCCATAATTTATCATCTGCCTTGTACCAAAAGATGTTAGCTGCTGCCTGAATAAATGTTTCCCGGACATACAAAATATCACCCGGCTGATATGGCGGTATACATAACTTGCTAATAATCTGCTCATCCTCCACCTCTGGATGCTCTTTGTGATACGGACTATTCAGAATCGCTTCAACATCATGTTTCACAATTCGTCTAGTGCAACTCTTTCTCCCGTCCAAAATTGCCCGAACCATCTCAGTATTGAATAAAATCGGTTTAATTGACATCTGCACCACCACCTTTCACAATCTCGATTGCATGCTCATAACTTCTTGCTTTCTCTTTTCCTAAATTACTGTCGTATGCATTCTCCCAAAACTTTCGCTCATTTTCTAACTGCTCCACAACCTTGTCCACATCGTAGGCTGTTGGCTGTTCCTTAATAAGTTTTTCCATCTGCACAAAACCTTCTGCAAGATTATCCGGTACAATATCCTTTTTCTCGTCATATCTGTTACCAATTTGCGGTAAAAGCAAGTCTGCATCAATCAATCTCATCTATTCCCACACTCCTATCTTCTCAACCTTGCCACGGCCGCATTCCACTCGTTTATGAATTTAAGCACCCACGTAGCCGGGTATGTGCTTACAGCATACTGTTTTGAGATAGCAACTGCTCTTGCCCAGTTCGGATCCTGTTTGATCTCATTTGGAATCTGTGCCATCCTTACACCTCCACTTCATCATCTGCCGGAAACCGGAACACCTTCGGTGGTGTGAAACAGAATGCCTGCTGATAGCCACTACCCTGTAGGATTCCAGGGCCACCATTACACGATATGTAACTTCCATACACCTTCGTCATATCTTCCAGTACCTTTTCTGCCTTTTCCCTAGAACTATATTCAGCCATAATTACACATTCTCCTGAATCGTCATTCCAACTGTATATTATTCTTGTTCCTTCACTCGTATAATCCATAGTGATAGTTCCATTTTCATACTCAATATCTATATAGCCCCAGCCTTTCTGACTAATTAACCTCATCACTCCTCAACCTTCCTTTCCGCCTCAAGCCATCTGCGGGTACATTCTATGCAATGTTGCTTACCCCTCTGACACACAATCTCGTCAAATCCAATCTCGTCAAATCCAACCTCACTCGGACACATGATGATCGGCGCAAGATCCGCATCACCAAGCGACCTGATGTAGTCGCCGTTGGTCATCGGCTCATAGTTGTCAACTGCATTCTTGGTACAGTGTGCGCATGGTTCCTGTGACTCGTCTCTATATTTGTATTTGCAAGTTTTGCAATTCTCTATTCTCTCTGGTGCTATTTCCATCGTATTTCCCCCTTCCTGATCATCTCTCTTATGTTTGTGTTGCTGAAGCTCTCATGGTAGTCCTTTTCGCTCTGCATCAGTACATGGTGCTCATATACCTTGATGATTGTCCAGCGCTTCCAAACTCTCACCGGGACATTCTCCTCTTTTCCGTTCTTTGTGAGGATCTTCACCACCTGCCCCGGTCGGCAGATGGTGTTGAATGTAGCTTCTAATTTAAAATCTGTCATGTGTTCTCCTTTTTACTCGGCTTTAATTTGTATTTTTGACCAGTCAACTGTTTGCAGTATGTTCCACAATCTCTCTTCCCGTGATCTCCATGCAGTCTCAGCATATGTGTGTGCTTTTGCGCCATAATGATAATCATTTGACTTCAAATGTTGCACAGCAGCCTCATGTGTGAAGAAAATACCAGAATCCACCGGATATTCTTCATAGTAGCTCATGCTGATATCCAATTCATAAAGCGCATCTTCAAGATCTTCAATGCTATATGCATCATCCATGGCATCTTTTAACTCTTCTGTCCACTTACCTGCATCCTTCAAGCTCTGGATAATCATACTTTTTTGCTCTTCGTCTCTTCTTAAGCAGTGCATTTCTCCTTCATATATGACCTCACACGCATTTTCGTCATACAAACAAACACCATCTGGATTATTCAATTCATCTCCATATATTCTTCTATAGTCGCGTATTACCCAATAGCGTGGGTCAGCCTGACATAAATGATCTTGTGTATTCATCTCTCTCTGAAGGTTGACCAAAAAATCTATATCATCTTTAAGTAGCTGACGTTTTTCGGTCGTATCTTCATGTCGTTTAGTTTTCCAAAATTTCGCCATATTAAAAGCCTCCTCTATACAAAACATAACTGTCCATTCTCTTCTTCGCCTATCCTCATGTTTGGCATCCTCTTCCTTACACAAAGCTCCGGAAGATTCGACCTCACCATCGCCGCCGGTATAGGTGGACAAACTGCATTTCCACATCTCTTAACCTGTTCGCTTCTTGAATATGTCTTACCTGTGCTGTCATGATCTATGATGTAATCATCGGGGAACCCCTGGCATCCATATAGCTCCTTTGGCTCAAGCATTCTGAGACCAATATCCACGATCTGATACTCAACACCTTGGATTGTTACAAGACCGAACCGGTCTCTTGATGTCACTGTATCAAGCGGCTGTTCTATATCTTGGCCTGTACCCTCTCCGTAGTATTTAATCAGGAATGCTCTGACCTCTCCAAAATGTCCGGCTGATGTTGTCACTGTATGCAGTGGCTCTCTCTCATCCTGTCCTATCCCTGTCTTGTCTGCCTTTGCGTCCTTGATCTGGTCATCTGTGTAGACAAGCGTCTCATAAAATGAGACCTTAGATATAAGCTCAGCCTTGAGCTCTTCGTAGTTAAAATCAATCTTCTCCGGTATCGCTACCTCATTAACTCTTAATTCCATTTTTAACCTCCTAATTCAGCACCAGCTCATACTGGTTATTGTTCTTGTTCTCTCGTATCATCGACATGATACGCTGTGTCTGTCGCTGTCTCTCTTCCTCACAGTCGCAGTGCTCGCCTGGATCCAAGTAAGCACCGCACTGCGAACATTCGTTGTAATACATTGCATCTCTCCTATATCTCCGGGAGTATCAGCGGCGGCTCTTTCTTCACCTGTACGCTCTCCCAGAAACTTCTCTCAGCATCAATAAGATACTGAATGTCATCCTCTACCTCCGACCGCTCTATCGGATAGTGTTTGGTCTGCAAATATACCTCTCCATCAATTTCAAACTTGAGCTGTGCCTTGAGTACCGCATATTCAAACTCTGTCACCATCAAGTAATGAAGCACCTGTATGTAATAGTTATCTGGCACTCTGTTATCCCATTTTTTCTTCTGACTTGACTGCAGGATCTCTGTGGTCTTGATCTCAAGCACACCATTGCGTCCATCCTGGTCCATAAGCCATCCGTCAAGGCTTGCATGCGCCCATGGGTACTTATCATTCGTGAACATGTTGTTTTCCACATATCCAACTTGATACTGTGGATAATCCAACTTGAATAACTCCCTCAGATGCTTTTCTGCCTCTGTTCCATACTTGACATAAGGCTTATCTGATATGTCCTCCGGCTCTATGCCGTATGCTTTCTCTTTAAACAGTTCCACGTTTGTCTTGTATGGGCTCATCCCAAAGATCGCCGAGGCATCCGACCCGCCTATCTTGGTTCTTGCCTTAAGCCACTCTTCATGACTTCCGAGCACCTTCATTTCAACCATTCAGCCTATCCTCCATGGCTTCCCTTGCATCGTCTATGTCCTTCATGGCAAGGACGATGTAGTACAAACCGATCTCTATCGCCATAGTGCCGATTATGTACAAGATGAGCATTCCTGTTGATATGGTCATAAACCACCTAAAGTCTGTCGCCATTTTATATATGAGTCTTACAAGTACCGCAGCCATGGCAACTAGGCATGATGCACTTATAACCTTTGTGTCCATGTTTCTCCTCTTCATTGCTTTTCTTCCCCTTTTCTGTTATGATTTCCTTGAGTATTTTTCTATGCACCGGCGGAACTGCTATTCCAAAGGTGCTTTTTTACTGTCAGGGATCTAATTCATCCCAGTTTATGACGGCTTCTTTTGCCACCTTATTTATGTCGAACGGCGGCACTCGTCTGCCAGCGTCAAGCTGTTTCTTGTACTTCAGATAATCCACCAAGGCAAGCACATTGACCCTTGTTACTCCGGCACCATCCAGTATGGTGTATGGTCCATATCTGCCAGACTGGACATATCTGTCAAGATCTGCTATACGTCTGGTTGCTGTAGATAATGACATCTCAAATATCTTCATCATTTTCGCCTTGCTTATGTACGGCAACCGGCCGATCTCCCTGACACCAATTACCTGTATGTCCTTGACTGCTCTGCTCATTGCTCTCATCTCCTTTCCTGTGATATAATTGATAAAAAACTAGGGGGGATCTTATGCCTGTCACAAAATCAGATATCAAAATATTGAATTATGTCCACCATCGTCATTTCCGACCTGTCACCTATATGTCTCTTTCTGGTAAATTCAGCAAGCATGAAGTAGACAATCTTATCAAAGGTGAACTCTTGTCCTACGTTCCTGTAATCGTTGATTATCAAGGAATCCCATCGGAAAAGCTTGCCGCCGAATCTGCAATATCACTTACCAAAGATGGTATATATGTAGTTGAACAGAATCAGTGGTTTGATACCCAATATCTGCTTACGCAAATAATCGTCCCTATACTGGTTGGTGTTGCAAGTGCCGTCATCACAACAGTCTTATTACGATTACTGTAGCTATGCCTATAGCTGCTCCTATCAGTCCCATCACTGCAGGTCTGATATAATCGCACCAAAGATCTTCCATGAAGTACGGCTCCTTGAGCTTTGCTTTTATCTTCTTTATCATGCCTCTCCTTTCTTATTTTTCTTTATTCCTCCATGTGTTATAATCACTCTAACAAAAAGATTTATTTACAAGGAGGGATTTTATGGCACCTATAGTTGTTGCAATCATTTCAGTAGTTGGATCATTTGTTGTAGTCTATCTAACAGCAATAAAGGAATTATTTACACAGAAGTATCAAATTCGCCGAGAACAGCTTGATAACTTCTATATACCTTTCTATCAGTTCTATTGCCGTGGACTTCTGCTCTATAACAAACTCAGTAAACTTGGTCCTGAGGCAAGAGGTAATCTCTTAGATTTATTGACCAGTAACATCTATCTCATGGAGCCTGAATCACAAGCACTTTATCCTGATTTTTACCTTGCCTTTCTCAATATGCTTGAGGCTGAAAATGGCAACAAGGACTATCCTTTAGATAAATGTTCTGAAGAACTTGATATTGCATTTAACAGACTAAAAAATGCTGTATTCACCGAGTACAAAGGAATATTAAAGATATGCAATCTCCCAGTACCTTCAATACCGCAGCAGTAACCATTCTATCTTTGAGTACGCACGCAATTGCTGATATATTTGCAATCAGAACAACAACTACCACTATCCAACCAAACATCTTTCCTCTCCTTTCTCTTCTCATTTAACATGTTAGACATAAAAATTAAAAAAATAATTCACTAACACTTCTACCGAGAGCATCTGCTATTCTCCTAAGAGTTCTTGTTGAGGTCTCTTTTATTGTGCCGCTTTCAAGCCCAGATATGATTGTTCTAGATACTCCGGACTTTGTGGCAAGATCTTCCTGAGTAATTCCAGCTTTTTCACGAATCTCTTTTACTCTGTACTTCACCTTTCTGCCTCCTTTCTTTTGTCTAATTTATTTGACATCGTCAAGTTTAACATGTTGAACATAATGTGTCAACAGTTTTGTTTAAAATGTTTGACATTTTTTTATCATTACTGTACAATATAGTAAACAAAAGGAGGTGGGCAAATGACATTAGGCGACATCATAAAACAATATAGAGATGATCATTCCCTTAGTATGGACGCATTCTCTGAACGCAGTGGAATAAGTAAGGCTTATATTTCTTTATTGGAAAAGAATAAACATCCAAAAACGGGGAAAGAGATATCTCCATCTATTCAATGTATCCGACAAGCTGCAAAAGGTATGAATATTGATTTTGATGACTTATTTGCCTTGCTAGATGGAAAGGTTGAAGTTAATACCCCTCAACAGTCACAAGCTATTCAGGCTAGAAAAATTCCAGTCCTTGGTCGTGTAGCTGCAGGTATTCCAATCAATGCCATCACCGAAATCATTGACACCGAAGAAATATCCGAGGAACTTGCTAAGACTGGCGACTTCTTCGCACTTAAAATAAAGGGTGACAGTATGGAGCCTCGTATTGTGGATGGCGATGTTGTCATCGTTAAACAACAGGAAGATGCCGAGAATGGCGATACTGTAATTGCTCTTGTAAACGGCGATGACGCCGTCTGCAAGAGGCTCAGGAAGTATAGAGATGGGTTAGAGCTTATATCCAACAATCCTGCATATGCTCCGATGTTTTTTGACAAAGAAACTATAGAGACTAAGCCAGTGAGAATAATTGGCAAGGTCGTAGAATTAAGAGGGAAGTTTTGAGGTAATATATAATGGGGATATTTGATAAACTTATGAATAAAATTGTTCCTGCCAAATCCATACCACTTTATTCTCCAACCCAGCAATCTCAATCAGTTCAACAAAATCAAACCTTTAATACATTTGGGGAACCATTAAATCAGCTTGTGGATGGTGATTTGCCATGGGGATGGGTAACGGCTAATCGTGCATTTATTGATAAAATTCAAAATGAATACTCATATTTTCTAACACAATGGAACACATGTAATGACCGTGCACCTATAGAAAGATTGGCTATTTTAAAATCTCTCCTTCGATATATTTCGGATGTTCAAAAGCTATGTGCTAGCAAAGATGAATGTTATCAACTATGGTGTAATGAGTATTTATTAAATGCTAAACAGTTGAACGAATTACAAAGCGAATGTAAGTATTTATCCGAAAATATAAATACTTTACAGACTGACTATCAAAATAAAGAAAAACAATTAATGACACTAGATGATGATTTATACGCCTTTTTATTAAAGCATCCTGGGATTATACAAAAGGATATATATAACCATTTCCCATATGATATCAAAGGAGTTATTGCAGACACACTATACGCTTGGGATAAAACAGGCAAAATAAAAAGAACAAAAAGTGGCAATTCATATATTATTTACACTAGATAGCATCATCTTCAATAACGAAGGTGATTATAAAAAATCCCCCAGGTGCGGGTACACCTGAGGGAAGTTACCCACAAACCGAAGGCTTATGAATAACAGTGATCGCAAACTATATTATACCATAAGCCTTCCACTTTTGATAGGCTTATTTTTTATGCCTATTTTTAGATAGGATGGTGATTTTATGTGGTGTGAAACACAGAAGAATGGAACAGTCAAGTATTGTGAGAGGTACACAGATCCGCTCACAGAGAAGGTGAAGAAGGTCACTGTGACGATGCCTAAGGCATCACCGCAGAACAGAAACAAGGCGGCAAGGATCCTTGCCGGGAAGATTGAGAAAGCCGAGACTTCCTCTCCTGTCCGATCAGATACAACGCTCAAGGAGCTGGCTGATGCTTATATAGCATCATTGCGGCAGTGCAAGAGGAAAGAAAGTACAATTGTAACTGAGAAATCATATATATATCGTTGTGTAAGCACAATCGGTAATGATGTCCTCGTTGACAAACTTTCTCCCCGCTATATATATGATCAACTTCTTGCTACCGGTAAAAAAATCAGCACAATAAACAGCTATATAAAATATCTGAAATTCGCTCTAAAATGGGGGGTGAAAAACGACTATCACTCAAATCATGATATACTATTAAAACTCGACTATATCAGCGAAGAGAGCTCCGACGAAATACCAGAGGTATATGACATCAGCAATGAATATCTGGAACATGATGAGATAACAAAATTACTTAATTACTTTATAATAGACAATAACCACTGGCAGGACTACTATATATCCTATTTTCTGATTCTTACAGGCATGAGGATTGGGGAGCTTGTGGCACTTGAAGATTCAGACGTGGATATCAAGTCTAAGACCATCCACATTACAAAAACTTACTATCCCTCTACTAAGCATGCTACGTCCGCTAAGACCAAGGACTCGATTCGAGATATTCATATACAACCGGAATTGCTCACACTCATCAAAAAGCTGCGGCTATGGCGCAAAGAGGCTATGTTTGAAAGCGGAATTAAAAGCACACTTTTCATACCGCATCTCAAGACTGGTAGCTATCTGTCCTATGGAACCTATAACCTACACTTGAAGACAGCCGCCTCTGAAGTTCTTGGCAGAGAGATAACTCCGCACAAGCTGCGGCACACACACGCATCGATTCTGGCAGAAACTATGTCAGCAGAACAGATATCCCGCCGTCTAGGCCACCATGACGACAAAATAACAAAAGCTATTTACATTCATATCACTAAAAAAATGAAGCAAAAAGACAATGCGGCTGTCGACACAATATCAATTATCAACTAA